TGAATATCAACAAACAGTAAAAGATCATCCAGGCCATATGAATTGTTTTGGTATACACAAAGATTTATTTTGGGAAGCTGGAGGTTATGATGAATCTTTTACCGGCCATCATTATGGAGATAGAGAGTTTTTAGATAGAATCTTTGCATGTGAACACAGGAAGATAAAATCCCAATGTGCTACTTCAATGAACCGTGAAGGAAGACATGGTAGTGTAGATAAAAATGTGGAAAAGACAGAGTACACACCAGGAGACGATAAGTTTTTTAAAGTTCCTTTGGACATTCCTGAGGTTAAAAAACTTAGAGGAACAAAAACACAAAGATTGGATTTTCCGTTTATTAGGATATTATAAATACTGTTATGCGCTTTACTGAATTTTTAAAAGAAGATAAAGAAGAAGATAAACTGAAGCATTTAGAGCATGTGGAGGATCATGTAATCCATGCTGGACACGAAGGCTTTGGACATGCTTTCCATACAATTAATGATGTTCATAATAGTTTACAAGGCAAAGGTTCAGGACAAACACAGACAACAATTAAATATGATGGAAGTCCTGCTGTAGTATTTGGGAAACACCCAGAGAACGGAAAGTTCTTTGTAGCATCTAAATCAGCATTCAACAAAACACCAAAAATTAACCATTCACACGAAGACATAGATGCTAATCACGGACATGCTCCTGGACTTGTATCTAAATTAAAAGCAGCTCTAGATCACGCACATAAAATTAAACCTAATGGTGTATATCAAGCAGACATAATGCACGCTGGAGATGTTAAACACGACAAGAAGAATAATAGAGTAGATTTTACACCACAGTTAATTACATATCACGCACCAGCAGACTCAGAACATGGCAAAGCAGCTAAGAGAGCCAAGCTTGGGTTAGCAATACATACGGAGTATGAGGGTAAGACAATAGCCGATATGAAAGCCAAACACGGTGCTATTGACGCAAATACCTTCACAAAGCACAAGGATGTGCACCTTATGAGTGCTAATCATGATACAAGTACACATAGGTATAGCCTGGAAGATCGTAAGCAAGTAGATCATCATCTAGAACAAGCAGTAGCACACTTTAAAAACACACCCAAAGAACATCACGATACAGTTCAAAAACATGCTACGGCAATGAAAGTATATGTCAACCATACAGTACGAACAGGCGAACAACATTCTCACGAAGGGTTCGTAGCACATCACAGCGCCTCACATCAAAAGAAGATAGATAAAGTTAAAACAGATGTTGCTAAAGCAAGACATCAAACTACTATGGATAACACCATAGGTCATATAAATAAGAATAAGGAACACTTTGAAGGCCCAATGAACATGCACAAGCATTTACAAGCGGCAAAGAATATAATTACAAACACAATGTCTCAAAAATCAGAATGGGGGCATGAGATAGACGGAGCTAAGACTAAACCAGAAGGTTTTGTTGCCATACGAAATGGTAGGCCTTCTAAATTTGTAGACAGGAAAGAGTTTAGTGCGCTAAACTTTAACAAAAACGATGCGAGGAGATAAGACATGAGCAAATGCAAATGCTGTAAATGCTGTAATTGTACTTGTTGTTAAGCAATGGCAGAAGATAAGCACATAGTATTTTCATACGGAAGAATGAATCCACCTACTGCTGGACATAGCAAGGTTGTGGATAAGGTTCATTCTCACGCACAAAAAATAGGTGCTAATCACGCAGTTATTGTTAGTCATTCACAAAACAATAAAACAGATCCTTTACATCATGAACATAAGAAAGAATATTTAAAACATATTCATCCTGAAGTTAACTTTGAACATTCTACAAAAGAACACCCTCACTTCCTGGCACAACTTAAAAAGTTCCACCAAGAAGGACATACACACGCAACAATGGTTGTAGGAAGTGATAGAGTAAAACAATTTAAAGCGTTGGCTAATAAGTACAACGGCAAAGAGTATAATTATAAAAAGATACATATCTTATCAGCAGGACAGAGAGATCCTGATGCTGAGGGAGTAGCAGGTATAAGTGGAACAAAGATGAGAGCACATGCAAGTGGCAATGACTACAAATCTTTCAAGGCAGGATTACATGCCAATCATAGTGATGAACATGCCAAAAAACTATATAAAGCAACACGACAAGGTATGAACTTACAGAAAGAGGAGAGAGGCATGTTAGACTTTCAAACATTTTTAAAAGAAGACATGGAAGGAATGTCTCAGAAGTCTGGAGACAAAAGAAGTACAGAGAGTGGTGCTGGTATGACGGCTAAAGGTGTAGCCAAATATAATAGACGAACAGGTGGTAATCTAAAAACAGCAGTAACTACACCACCAAGTAAACTTAAAAAAGGCAGTAAAGCAGCAGGAAGGCGTAAGTCTTTTTGTGCTAGGTCCAAAGGTTGGACAGGCGAGAGAGGTAAAGCTGCTAGGCGGAGGTGGAATTGTTAATTTTAACTAGATTGGCTATAGCATGTGTAACAGCAGTATTTGGAAACGCATTTAGTAAATGGTTTCTTAATACAAAAGTTGGTGGTTGGTTCCAAAGAAAAGTAAATAGTTTAATGGAGTTTTTGGCAAATAGATATAATATAGAACTTGCCAAGAAAGAAGCTAAATGGAGAGCAGATTATCCAATGTTAGCCAAAAGAATAGACAACATAGAGTCTAAACTAGAAGGCTATGAAGACTGGAAGAAGGTTTTAGATGAGTAAAATATTAATGGGTATTATTGTAGCAATGGTTCTTGCCTTTGGTACATATTACTGGCTGACTGAAAAGAGACTTGCAGTTCTAACTGAGAACAATGCTAAGTTATCTATAGCAGCAACAACAAATCAACAAACAATAGATAAATTAACATCAGATTTCCAACAACAACAGGTTCTTAATGAAGAACTAAATATAAAGCTAAAGGCCTCTGAGGCATATGGCGACAATTTAGCTAAAAAATTAAGAGAACATGATTTAACAATGCTAACCCTAAAGAAACCTGGGTTAATTGAACGGAGAGTGAATAGTGCGACACAGAAGATTCTTACAGATCTCGAGTCTAGTACTGCTACTGTTAATTAGTAGCGGTTGTAGTCTTATACCTAAAGAGGTACAGGTACAAACTAAATTCGTAGAAAAACAAATACCAATACAAGGACACCCTAAAGGTTTAACTATGTATCCTATACAGTTTTATGCTGTAACGGAGGAAAACTTTGAGGAGTTTAAAGAGAAATTTGAGAAAGAAAATGCAGATTTAGTTTATTTTGCATTAAGTGTTCCTGATTATGAGAACTTATCCTTAAACATGGGCGAACTAAAACGCTATATAGAACAACAAAAGACTATCATTATATACTACGAACAATCTATTACAGGTGTTAAGGCTGAAATAGTTTTGGATGACGACAAAGCCAAAGACTAATCTTGTATAAATAAGAGTATGAAGAACTTTATGACATTCAGAGAAGATTTAGCTTCTGGCAGACCTGCCAAAAAACCTGTTTCTAGTAATTTACTACAACAAAGAGCTAAAGCAAATACTAAAGCTCTAAAGTCAGGTTTCATGAGGTTAACGAAACAGGAAAGAGATAAAGAAGCTCGAAGAATGTCAGAAGAGAAAAAGAACTGTGGGTGTGGACAAGATCCTTGTATCACATATGGCAAAAAACAAATGAAAGAAGCTATAGATACAAAACCAGTACACGATGCCAATAAAGCATTAGAGAAAAACATGGGTCTTAAAAAGACTAAGGACTCAGGTATCGTTAAAACTAAAGGTGGGTATGCAAGGAAAAGAACTTACACCAGAGAGTCTGCCAGGGATAATTACAATCCAGAAATTTCAGATAAAAGAACTAAAGAAAAACTTAAAAAGGCTGGACTACCGCCTGAGTCTCCTAAAGTAATGGAAGCAAGAGAAAGAATTAGAGATATATTTGAAGGTAAGAAAAAAGGACTAGACGGCAAAGCATGTTGGAAAGGATACAAACTACAAGGTACCAAAAAGAAAGGTAATAAAACTGTAGATAATTGTGTACCAATGAGTGAGGAAGAACAAATGAAACCTCATAAAATGTACAAGGGCGATAAAGTAGTCGTGGCAAAGAATAAAGCAGAACATGATAAACTTAACAAGCAAGGATATACACACGACGATCCTAAAACTAAAAAGATTGAAGAAGTATCAGATCATCTTAAGACAAGATATATCCATAAGTCTATGAGGGATATAGACACTAAGGAAAGAGCTTCACAATTAGCAGACAAACAAGGCGCACCTGCTAGTGTAGGTAAATCATTAAGTAAGTCTACAGGCAAAAGACGTAAAGGTATTGCAAGAGCAAGAGCCAATTTAGAAAGACCTATTAGAGAAGGTAAAAAACCAGTAGTACACAGCACAAAGCCAGACAGTCTTAAAATGGTTAAGATTAAATACAACAAACCTATTAAAACAAAAGTAACAGACATAGGTCCTGGTGGAAAAGAAGTAGTTAGAAAAGATTGGTCTGAAGGAATAGAAAGAGATCCTAAGTCTAATTCATTTAATAGAACAAAAAGAAAAGAAACAACTGTAAGAGTTGGACAAAAGAGAGATAAGAAAACAGGTAAGATGGTAGATGTGATGGGTAAATCATCAGCACCACAAGGCTTACCTTCAATGAAAGAACATCAAATTCAATTGGTAACAAACTTAGATTTTAATGAAAGTCTAGGTATGTTAGTATCAAGAGGCTTAAATAAAGTCCGTGGTGCTATTAAAGATGCAGAAAAGAGAACAGGATATAAAGTAGATCCTAGTAAAAACAAACATTCAAATCCAGTATCAGGCAAGAACATTGCTAAAAGACTGGCATCGCAAAAAAAAAGGTAGAAATACCTAAGTCCGCTAAGAAAGACTTAGACAAACAATCCAAAGCAAGAGATAAAGATTGGTGGAAACACCAAGACAAATCTATGTCTGAGGCAAGCACAAATAAATTTAGTCTACAAGGACAAGAAGATGGCCCTTTAAGTTCTATGCCAAAAGGAACTAAGCCAATAGGTAGTAGAACTAAAAAGAACAAAGTATATGAAGATGCTCGATATGATCCTACTCCAGGTGGTATGGAATGGGGCACACCTCAAGGCACAGATTATTTCAAATCATTAACACCAGGTGAAGGCAAAGAAAGAGAAAAGCCTTTAAAGCCATTAAACATTAAAGCAAGAAAACCTGAAGACGAGAAGGGTGTTAAGGTTACAGAAGGACTACGCCAACAATTTGAACCTGAATACTCAGAAGCTAAAAGACGATTAGGCAATAAAATTAGAGGCAAATTAGGACTTAAAAAGAAACCTACATTAGATTGGAAAAAGGATGCAGGTATTAAAGAAGATTTAGACCTATCCCACATAGAAGATAAACAGGCAGATCATAGTAAGCATCAGTACCCTATTAACAATGAAGTAGAAACACATGATAAAGGTGATAAAGGACATTGGTTAACAGGTAAAGATGGTGATTGGTATATAGAACAAGATGACATTAAAGAGTTAGATAAAGAGGCAGAAAACTATACATTTGATAAAGCTGTAGATGATGGATTGTATGACGATGATGAATTGGAATGGGAAGATTTCGACAATACTCCTGGATTTGATAATGAGATAAATGTAACCGAGGCATTATCAGTACAGGGTCGTTTAAAAAGACGATTTAATGCACGAAGAAACAAACAAAAATTAAAAGTAGCTAGGCGTATAGCATTACGAAGAGGCTCCACACCAGATAGATTGAAGAAGAGAGCAACCAGGGGTGCAAGGCTCATGGTTTATAAACGACTACTCAGGGGCAGAGACAGAGCTGGACTACCACCAGCAGAGAAGGCTCGTTTAGAGAGAATGATTACTAGATTCCAACCACTAGTAAGTCGTATATCTGTTAAACTATTACCTCAGATGAGAAGAAATGAAATTAAACGACTAACAGGGAGGGCTAAGTTAAGAGCTAAAACTAGTAAGAAGTTTAAAGCAGCAAAACCAGTGAAGAGTGCATCACAAAAGAGAGCTAAGAAGTTTAAAATAAAGGTTAACAAATATAAGGCACCTAAGAAGAAAGCAGCTAAACCTAGATATGCTTCTGGTGGCCCTACACTTAAAAAAGCAAGTAAAGCATATAAAGCCTTCTCATATTCCATAGGCTAAGCCAACATATAAATACTAATATGAACCACGGTATTATAATGGGTGGTGTGGTTGACTATTATTATGATTCAATCAAACGAGCACCCGGCGCACATAAAATTGCTACACATCTAAGACGAGAAGGATGGGACGTCGAGGTATTAGATTTTGTTCAATCCTGGACAATAGAAGAACTGCAAGAATTCACAAGACAAAGAGTACATTCAGGGACAAAGTTCCTCGGCCTTAGCGCTACATTTTCTATTAGATTTAAAACATTATATGAATTCGCCAGATGGTTTAAGAAAGAATACCCAGACATTCTAATCATAGGAGGATCTCAGGCATTCCATAATTGTGAGGGACTGCCCTTAGACTATATGGTACATGGCTATGGTGAGTTGGCTATGAGTGCTATTCTTAGCGGAGATGTTAGGTATCAGACACATAAATGGCTTAATGGACACAAATTTAGGCGCGTAGACGCCACACATGACTATATGGCAGCGCGTATGAAAGACCTAAGTACACATTACGAGGAAAGGGACTATATAGAGCCACAGGAGGTCCTTACAGTAGAGTTTGGGCGTGGTTGTATATTTAACTGCCACTTTTGTACCCTCACTTATAGGAACATTAAGGACGATCACAGCAGGGCTGAGGACAACTTATATCAGGAAATGCTAGAGAACTATAACAAATGGGGCACAACAAACTACTCTATATCTGATGAAACAGTTAATGATTACACAGAAAAGATAGAAAGATTTGCCGGTGCTATCAGAAAATTGCCTTTTAAACCTAATTGTGCAGGTTATATTCGTGGAGACTTATTAGTACATAAACAAAAAGATTGGCAAGCAATCGAGGATATAGGCTTAAATACACAATTCTATGGTATAGAATCTTTCCATACACCTTCAGCAAAATCTGTAGGTAAAGGTATGCAGTCAGGTAAACTACAAGATGGTTTATTAGAATATAAAGACCATATGAGGAGTAAAGGACACTTCCAGGCACATTTAAGTCTAATAGCAGGACTACCACATGAAACATTAGACACATTAAGAACAACTAAAAAATGGATAGTGGATAATTGGGTAGGACAATCAGCACAAATTATGCCTTTGTGGATTCCAGATCAAACTAGAATATATGAAGAACAAAGTAGATTTGCAATGGACCCAGGCAGATACGGCTATACAAAAACAACAATGGAAGAGTCTAGTAATGGATTCTGGGAAGACGCACCTCATAAAAGATTTGGAAATTTGTATAGGGGTATAAAAAAGAGAGAAGAAGAGGAAACAGGTGTAGTATATAACACAGAAGAGAGTACATTCCAGGAAGAAATGTCTTTTATGAACTGGAAAAATGATAATACTAATCTATATCAAGTGTTAAATTACTTAGAACATGAGTGGTATGTTGGTGATGAACAGTTATGGAAAGAACCGCCTTTACCCTTCTCATATCATAATTGGCTAATAGACCCTAATTATAAATGGGAAGATATGTCTAAACCTAAGTCAGAATTAGCTGTTCCTCAGGAATTAGCTAGAAACTTTATAGAAAATTATAAAAGGAAAAAGTTAGGATTAACTTCCTGATTTGTATAAATACCGGTATAAACTTAAAGAAGTGTAATATGGCATACGATAAGAAAAGACTAGACACTCTAATTAGGCAAGGCATGATGCCCGCCAAATCATTACCTATTTTACATAGGGCTTTAGATAAACTAAAGAAGGGAGTTAACTTAACACCATATGAAAGAGAAGGGATTTCTAAGTTAATGGATAAAGTAATGGGTTTCCAATTTGGAGATGATATTACTTATAACAGAGCTAGATTACACACTCAAAGAACAAGATATCAAACCGAGGAGATAGGACCAGTGGATAAAGGAAAAGAAGGCGATGTTATCGTCTATGATGGCTCTAAAGATGAAGCCGAATCAAAGAAGGATAAAAAAGTCAAGAAGAATGCACAGTCTAAACTTCTCAAAACTAATAAAGGAGATGGTATGAAACCTGAAGAAGAAATAAAAGAGGCTTCAGCTAGTAGACCCGCAGATAAAGATATTGGGGATAAAGAATCTCCTAAACAAGGGTCTTCTGTTAAGCCAGAAATTACGGATGGACCTAAACAAGATTCTAAACCTTCAATTAAAGAAGGCTTAATATCAGATTTAGATTCAGAAGGAATGAGAGCCAGAGCGAGTAGGCTAGGAAAGAAAAAAGGTAAAGTTTCTAAAGAGAAATTAGCCAAAGAACTTCCAGCAGCTCTTAGAAAAGAAAAACAAAAAGCAGGATTGTCAGAAGACATGGTTAAGTTCAATGAACTTTACAAAGAAAATCTAGAAAGAGCATTAGCTAATAACAATGTAGATAATGTTAGAGATATTCCTCTTAAAATTAAATCTGCTCTATTCAAACATGTTGAAGAAGCAACATACTCAGACAAACAAATTAAAATGGCTAAGGGTATTGCTTTTGATAAGCGACATAAAGGTGGCGACATGACAGGCGCTTATAAGAAAATGGAAAAGATCAAGAAAGGTTTAGGAGATACTCCTCAAGCAAGTAAGGCGCTTCAACGGGCTAATGAAGAATTAGAACAGCCGTTAGAAGAAGGTTCACTTAAAGACTTTGCAATGGGACATGGCTATTTTGATAACAGCAGTGAGGGTAAAGCAAAAAGGAAAGATCCTCAATGGTTATCTAAACAAGCAGGAAGTAAGAAAACTATTTCTTATGATAAAAAGAAACCTGCAGTTAAAGAATCTAAAATGGCAACTAAAGACCATGATGGAGACGGCAAAATAGAAACAGGCTCAGCAGAGTATCTAGGTTCTAAAGACAAAGCTATTAAGAAAGCTCTTAAGAAAGTACCTGCTCTCAAGAAAGAAGAAGTAGAAGAAACAGAAGTTAAGAAAACTCCTAACCAAGCAGTTAGAGATGTTCATAGAACTGTAGCTGATGTACTTGCCGGTAAAACAATAGAAGTTTCAGATGAACCTTTAGTCATAGATCCTAATGTAGAATCTCAAGCAGAACTAGATAGAACAGTTAATAATGTTCAAGAAGGTGCTAGAGAAGACGCTCTGAGGGATATTAGTAGAGATAAGGACTTAGCTAAGCCTAAGAAACCAGCACCTAAACCAGGTAAGTCAAAGCATGACGGTTCAGAGAATAAAGGCCCAGACCATATAGTAGCTCAATTAAGAAAAGCTGTTAGTTTAGGCGACAAACATGATGGTGTTAAATTCCAAGATGGAAAAACACATAAAGTCAGTGCAGCACATGCTCATAAATTTTTAAATAAATATATGGCAGGTAAGCCAGCAGACAAAGAGAAAATGCAGTCTCATGGACATGCATCTCACGATAACTTTAAAAAACACATAGATTAATAGGAGAAAAATATGTCAAATTGGGGAGCAACTGACGCGGACGAAAGTAAGCCTAAGTATCTTACAGCCGCTCAGAAAAAAGAAGTATATGCTAACGCCAGTGGATGGGTTGTAGAAGCAGGTTCTACTATGACAGGAAATGGCCGTACAGGCGCTGATCCAGAAGTACTAGTAGCCATGTCTTCTCTACAAACTAACCTAGGTGCAGCAGATATTACAGAAATTGAATGGATTACAACAGCAGCAGATAAGTCAGCAGGCTTTACACTTTCAGCTAGAGTAAGATTCAATGAAGAAGTAGATGTAACAGGAACACCACAATTATCAGTAACCAACGGTAACGAAGGTACTGGTTCAGGTCGTGGCCCACATGTACTTTCATACGCTAGTGGTACTGGTTCAAACGAACTTGTATTCTCACTAGTTATAGCAGCAGCAAACGCAGCTACTAATGCAGACGATGTATTAAGCATTGGTACCAACCCACTTGCTTTAAACTCAGGCACAATTAAAGATAAAGGAACTTCACAAGTTTCTACTATCACAAGTGCAGCAGGTATTGGTACAGCAGCTGGTACATTAACAGTCGTAGCATAAGGAATAAGTAATGGCAGATAGTAAACTTTCAGAGTTAACGGCAGCTACAACAGCTGCTGCAACAGACACAGCATATTTGGTTCAGAGTTCAGTCTCTAAACAAATAACCGTAGCAAATTTGTTCGGGAATGTATCTACTCCTGTACAGTTTACTAACTCCATTCAAATTGGAGATCATAATACAATAACAGCAGCAGGTGCTATTAGCACAGACTATAATGTTACATATATTAATGATCCATCGGGCGGTGGTACTTGTTCTATAGGAGCAGGATTAGACGGCCAAATAATTATTATAATCATGTCTTCCAATAGTGGAGGCCACACAATCCAAGTATCAGGAGCTAATGTGGCACAAACAATAAGTTTAGATGCAGCTGGCGAAAGTGCCACTATGTTATATGATACTGGACTTAGTAAGTGGTTCTTCATTGGAGGAAGTGCAACAGTGACTTAAACTATGATTGAACTTAATGATGATAACTTTTTGATCTTTGCTATAAAAAATTACCAAAATCCTTCATGTACAGGGATGGCGGAATTAGAAGATGATTTAAAGAGATTTAAATATTTAAAACGCTTGTTAAATAGATATGAAAAGACAGGCGAGCCAAATGAAAGGCTTATTATAAATCACTTAATACTTCTATATAATGTTTTTGGTAAGGGAACGACAGAGATGTTGTTCTATAAATTAGAAGAAAAATATTGGTCTAATTTAAAAACTTACCTGGTGTTCTTAAATAGAATGCCATTAGAAGAAGTAAGTACACAAGGATTAAAATTAAATAAAGGTGTTCATACGCCACTAAATAATGAACTTATAACTATATTAAGGAAAATTTAATGAGTAGAGCGTTAGATGCAGTCGTAGGAATTAGGTTACTTAAATTACTAAGTACACCTATTCAAAAGTCTAAAGCATTCCAATTAGGAATTATAGACGCCGACGGCAAAAAACTCAAGAACCCTTCTACTACAGCAGAAAGAAATGCTTATACATTACTTAATAGATTTGTATTTAAAGTTCAAAAATCCTTAACAAGATCTTCTGATATGAATGCTCGTAGGCTGTTATCATTTGCAGCTGCTATGGCATTATTAAGAGAATATGAAGAAACAGATGATGAATTAGATGTGGCAGTTCTTTTAGAGTTACACATGGAAGACGAAACGGTACAGCAGCAGGCTAGACTTTTGGAATCTAATGTGTTATCATTAAAAAACTATATGGAAGAAATGAACGGAGTAGCTGGAGGAGCAGTAGCTGGTATAGGTGTTGGTCCTCAAGGAGAACCAGGAAGAGATCCTGTGTTTATGCCAATGAACAGAAGAAAAAAGAAGAAGAAGAATGCCAACAGCAAGTAAATATGACAGAGAAATAGCAACAATTAAAGCTGATGTTGCTGCCATAGGGCATTTATTCGGAAAGCTAGATGATGCTATAGAAAAAATTGGTAATGCAAGCGCTAATATTAGTGCTATCCTAGCCGTTCACGAGGAACGATTAGAAACTAACGAGAAGATTAACTTGGAAAGAAGAAGAGAATCAGAGGCAGCAGTAAAGGAGCTACATAGCAGAATATCTACTTCTACCCGAGAAAACCTGGAGCAACACAATCGCATGTCAGAAAATTTAAAAAATTCAGAAGATAAAATTTTAGCAGCTATTAATGAATTGCGTAAAGATGTGAACAGAGAACAGGAACACTTAGAGGAAAGGATATCTAAGTTGGAACAATGGAGATGGATACTTATAGGGGTATTAATTGCCATTTCAGCAGTAGTACCAAATATGGGCAAAATCGTGTCCATGCTAGCAAATTAATTTTACCAAACGGTACATAAACTACTTGATATATACTTAACAAGGTCGTATAATTACGACTATGTTACACATTGATTTGAAATATATCATGATGGTTTCCCATCGGTTTGATAGATTCAAACGGAAGGATGATTACTTATTTAATTTCCGTTGCCCTATCTGTGGCGACAGTAGTACTAAAAAGTCTAAGGCTCGAGGATACCTATATAAAAAGAAGAACGACATGTTCTATAAATGCCACAACTGTGGTGCAGGTAAGACTTTTGGTGGATTATTAGAAGGTACTGATCCTATGCTACATAAACAATATGTGCTTGAAAGATATAAAGCAGGTGTAACTGCTCCTCGAGCCAACACAGAACCAGACTTCTCAGGTATGTTCTCACAACCTGAGTTTGGTAGGGAATCTTTAATAGACCAGCTTATGGATAGAGTTGATAAAATATATGAACAATGTGAACTAAGTGATTCTAATCATATAGCTGTGGACTATTGTAAGAAAAGAAAAATCCCTAGAGAGAAATGGGATAGACTATATCATATAGAAGACATCTCAAAGATACATCAGTTAGCTCCTAAATATAAAGATAGGATTACAACAAACGAGCCTCGTCTTGCTATCCCATTCTTCTCTCGAACTGGTAAATTAACAGGCCTTACATTAAGGGACTATGGTAATAATCCTTTAAGATATATTATGGTAAAAATAAATGAAGAATCTCCTACAATTTTCGGCCTAGATTGTATAAGTAATGATACACCAGTTAAAATAGTAGAAGGACCGTTGGACAGTTTATTTTTAGATAACTGTATAGCAGCAGCAGGTTCTTCATTTAACAAAATACAAGATTTAGGTTTAGATAATCCAATAATTATTGTGGATAATGAGCCTAGAAACAAAGCGATTTGTAAGATCTTACACAACAAAATTAAAGAAGGCCACCGAGTAGTTATATGGCCGGATTCTGTTACAGAAAAGGATATTAATGACATGGTAATAGGAAATCTAGATGTTGAAGAAATTATAAATTATAATACATTCCAAAATTTAGAGGCAGAATTAAAGTTTAGAACCTGGAGAAAATGTTGATGAGTCTAGATAACCCAACTAACGAAAGAGATATGCACTTAAGAAATATTAGAGACTTGCAGGAACAACTCCAAACAGCATTTAAGAGAATAAGCGCCTTAAATTACGAAAATAATCAGTTAAAAGAACAGTTAAATAAAAAGGACAAGTAATGGCAAAGGCGGAGTATCACGGTATTACGGTTGATTTGGACAGAGATAAATTATTTGATTCTCTCGGCATTCAAAGATTAAAAGAAAGTTACATGAAAGAAGAGGAGGGAAGTCCTCAAGAAAGATTCGCTTTTGTTAGTTCTAAATTCAGTTCTAATCCAGAACACGCACAAAGACTATATGAGTATAGCAGTAAGCACTGGCTATCATATTCAACACCTATTTTATCTTTTGGAAGGTCCAAAAGAGGCATGCCTATATCATGCTTTCTAAATTATATAGATGACACAGCGGAGGGTTTAGTTGAAAACTTATCAGAAACAAACTGGCTTAGCATGCTTGGCGGTGGTGTCGGCATTGGGTTTGGTATTAGGTCAAGCGACGATAAGTCTACTGGGGTTATGCCTCATCTTAAGACTTACGATGCCTCGTGCCTCGCGTACCGTCAAGGGCGCACTAGACGGGGTAGCTATGCTACTTACCTTGATATTAGTCATCCAGATGTTCTAATGTTCCTCGAAATGAGGAAGCCAACAGGCGATCCTAATATGAGATGCCTCAATCTACATCACGGCATAAACATTACAGATAATTTTATGCAAGTTATTGAAAGATGTATGACAGATCCAGATGCAGATGATGGCTGGAACTTAGTAGATCCTAACTCAGGGCTAATTAAGGATACAGTATCAGCTAAAGAACTATGGCAAAAGATACTAGAATTAAGAATGGAAACAGGAGAACCTTATATTCATTATATCGATACAAGTAATCGAGAAATGAAACAATTCCAAAAGGATTTAGGATTAAGAATTAATCAGAGTAATTTGTGCTCTGAAATTATATTGCCCACTAACGAACAACGAACAGCGGTGTGTTGTCTATCATCAGTTAATCTAGAATATTACGACGCTTGGAGTAGACAGCCACTATTTTTAAAAGACGTAGCAGAAATGCTAGATAATGTGCTATCATTCTTTATAGAGAACGCACCTGATGAAGTAGGAAGAGCTAAATACTCAGCAAAGCAAGAACGGAGTATTGGAGTAGGTGCTCTTGGTTTCCATGCCTACCTTCAGAAGAACAATTTGGCTTGGGAGAGTAATGAAGCCAAAGGTGCTAACCTTAGAATGTTTAGACATATAAGGAGTAAATTAGATGAGGCAAACTTATCCCTTGGAAAGGATAGAGGAGAAGCTCCAGATGCTAAAGGGACAGGCAACCGTTTTAGTCATCTTATGGCTATCGCTCCTAACGCTTCCAGTAGTATTATTATGGGTAACACTTCGCCTTCTATTGAGCCTTGGAGAGCTAATGCTTATAGGCAAGACACTCTTAGTGGAGCGTATCTTAACAAGAATAAATTCTTAGATGCGCTTATTATAGAGTATTGTGAGAAACATCCTAGAACAAATTACGACGAGGTTTGGTCCTCGATTATAAGTAATGATGGTTCAGTACAACACATTACACAATTAACAGATGAACAAAGACAAGTTTTTAAAACATCTATGGAAATAGATCAACGATGGTTAATTGAACACGCAGCAGACAGACAGATGTATGTAGATCAGGCACAAAGTTTAAATCTATTCTTTAGGCCAGATACACATATATCTTATTTGCACGCAGTACATTTCCTAGCATGGAAGTCAGGTGTTAAGACATTATATTATTGTCGTTCAGAGAAGTTAGGTAAAGCAGACAAAGTTTCTAAACGAATTGAAAGAGAAATTATACAAGAACTTGATATGACGGCTATTGCAGATGGGGAATGTTTGGCATGCGAGGGATAAGAAATTGGGGGCCCGATAGGATTAAGTATTCAGACGCTCCTAATAAAGTAGCGAATGATAGAAATCATATAGATATACTTGAGCAACCTATATATAATACAATGGACGATCAGAATGGTATCCATTTTAGCCCTCACGAAATAGATTATACAGAATGGAAGGAAAGTATAGCAATATTTGGAGACTCTACAAGTTACGGACAATACCTTAACACAGGAGACTCTTTACATGAAATATTATCTTTCGATAGGCCTGTAAATAATTTTGCCTATCCTGCTGAAGGTAATGGACATATATTTAAAAAGTTTACAAATGTTGTAACAAAATATGGTTTGCCTTGGGGTGTAATAGTAGGTTACTCCAGCCCATGGCGAATAGCACATACAAGAGAGGATGATAATATAGTTGAGTCTATTGGGCATTGGTCTAAGGAATATACTAAAGATCAAGCAGGAGCTATCCAATTTTTGTCTGAATGTAGGAAAACAATATTAGGACAAACTTACGATATTAAAAGTGCTATGAGAATTATGTGTAAGGATATTAAATATTTTGAATGGACAGCTTTTATAAAGAATAAATTTTTTGATGATGTATATCAACTTAGGTGGAAGGATCATGCCTCAGACGGAGTACATCCAGGACCAGAGACAATGAGATATTTGGCAAGAAAGATTGAAAAAGAGTGGAGAGATGTATAATATAGATGGAGCAGGAGTTCCTAAAGGTGTAATAGGTGTTGTAGTATCAGGAGGCTTTGATAGCACTGTGCTGTGGCATTATCTGTATGGTATTTGTAAAGAAAGGAATCAAAAGATTATTCCTTTTACTGTACCTAAAAATGATGGAGCATTAACATACGCTATTAGAATGTTAGAGTGGAGTGCTAAAAGATATGGTGATAAAACTCTCCACCCTGTTGTAATAAATTCTAAAGGTGTTAACTGGAGTAAAAAAGATTATCAAGGTGAAGAGGTAGCAAGGCAATTAATTGATGGTATAAAAGAGATAATGGACTTAGGTCTAGCTGGTTATGTTTACACAGGAGTGAATGAGTATCCACCTAATTATGAGACATTATGTTCATATCATGTACCCGGACCTAGAAATTTATCTAGGGATAGTGATTTTATTTACAAAGGCAGACCTGTAAGTGATATTATAAGGCAACCTTTTGCAGATTTAACTAAGACAGATTTAATTAACTTTGCAAATGAACTAGGAATATTAGATGAGGTAATGGAAATATCTCATAGTTGCGTTGAGCTTATAAGAGGCAGGTGTGGGGAATGTTTTTGGTGTAAAGAAAGGGAATGGGGTTTTGCTGAGGCAGGACTAGTAGACAAAGGAACAAACTAAGAGGAAAGACATGGTGGCAAAACTTAAATTAACAGACGAAAGAGATTATTTCAAACCATTTAATTATCCATGGGCGTATGAGGCATGGCTAAAACACGAGCAATCACATTGGTTGCATACAGAAGTACCAATGGCAGAGGATGCAAAGGATTGGAAGGAAAAGTGTACTGATCCTGAGAAAGCATTCCTTACAAACATATTTAGATTCTTTGTACAAGGAGATATAGATGTAGCTGGAGGCTATATTAATAACTATCTACCTTATTTTCCTCAACCAGAAGTTCGCATGATGTTATCAGGATTTGCTGCTAGGGAAGCATTACATGTTGCTGCCTATGCACATTTAATAGAAACATTAGGTATGCCAGAGTCTACTTATAGTGAGTTTTTAGAATATCAAACAATGGCAGACAAACATGATTACTTCATGGAATTGTCAGCAGCTAACGGAACACCAGAGTCTGTTGCTACAAATATAGCTGCCTTCTCAGCATTTACAGAAGGTATGCAGTTATTCTCATCTTTTATTATGTTATTAAACTTCCCACGACATGGTAAGATGAAAGGTATGGGACAAATTATTACATGGTCTATCGTAGATGAAACAATGCACGCAGAGTCTATGATTAAACTATTTAAAACCTATATTAATGAGAACAAAGCGTTATGGAATGATAAACTTAAAAAAGAGATATATGATATCGCAGAGAAAATGGTAGAACTAGAAGAGAAGTTTATTGATCTAGCATTCTCCATGGGCGATATGGAGAACTTAAAACCACAAGATGTTAAACAATACATTAGATATATTGCTGATAGAAGGCTTATAAGTATGGGTATGCGAGGTATCTTTAAGGTTAAAAGAAATCCATTATTGTGGGTAGAAGAGATGATTAATGCTCCTACTCATACAAACTTTTTTGAAAATAGATCAACAGACTATGCTCGAGGAGCTTTAAAAGGAGACTGGGGTGATGTCTGGGGAGAGGCTAGTAGTGCCTAGAAAATATATAGAATGTGTTCATTGTGAAGGGACTGCTCATATTGAACATGAGCAAGAACACACCTTCTATCAAATAAAATTTTGTCCCTTCTGTGGCGAAGAGCTAGAATTAGAAGAGGAGTTACACATTGAAGACTTTGAAGACTCAGACGAGTATAAAGCAAACAATCAATGATATAGGTGGTGAGATTGTAAAAGATAGTGATGTATATACTGTCAAAGATAATACACACTTAAAGAACCTGGTACTTAGTAGCACATTTTTAAATGCTAATAAAGAGACATCAGGACATAAACATGAAGGCCAAGAAGAAATATATCTCTTCATAAAAGGCAAAGGTGAAATGACTATAGATGATGATAGATTTCCAATCGAGGCAGGTGATGCTATTCTTATAGAGGATGGTGTCTTTCATCAGGTACATAATACAGGACATTTAGGTTTATATTTTGTATGTGTCTTTGATGGAGGGCGAAACCATTAATATAATACAGAAGATAGCACTAATAGTCTCAGCAATAACTGGTTTTATAATTTTAATATCAATAATCCCTGACTCAGATCCTTGTAAAGGACCAAAGGATTATAGTAGATTTTGTATAACATATGGACATTGAAAAACTTTTAAAAAAATATCCGCTGTTTATGAACGCGGTTTTACCTACATTAGTAGTAGCATTTGCTATGCTGATGATGTTTACCATGATGAGTTTAATTCAATCTATTGTAGTATAAATACATAGATGGCTAGGAAAAAGAAAGAACCTAAGAAGCATAGAGTATATTGTACATATTTTCCTGATGGCAGATATTACATAGGTTATTCTTGTAAGACAGATAAACAATTTGATAAGTATTATGGTAGCTCAACCATAGTTAAGGAGTCAGTAGACGAATTGAGGAAAGAGGTTATAGTAGAATATAAAACTAGAGCACCTGCAAAAATGCAGGAGTTTTTATTACAATGGCAACAACGACACGACGATAGGTGTGTTAATGATATGTTGCATGTTAGAATAAGGAGTAGTTTCCTAAAAGATTTCGAACCTATCGAATGGAGGCCAAATGGTTAAGCAAAGTAATTTATCATTTATAGTTATGACTCTATTCTCTGCACTGGCAGTATCAGCAGTAGCTGCATACTTTTCTATTGTAGGACTTATAGCAATATTTTCTGCTCTGCCTATGTCCATACTTGCAATGGGTATAGTGTTAGAAATAGCAAAACTTGTAACAGCATCATGGGTATATCAGTATTGGGAACGAATACAGTTCATGATGAAAACATACATGATATTAGCAGTAGTCGTTCTATCCTTAATCACATCTATAGGTATATTTGGATTCCTAAGTAAAGCACATATGGACCAAGCAGCTACGGCAGGAGACGCTGGTGCACAAGTAAGTAGAATAGAGCAATTAGTAGCAAGAGAGCAAGGCAAAATATTATCTTTAGAAGAAAGGATACAAAGAATAGATGATGGCGGTACATTAGATGTTACAGATTCTATTCGACAACAGGAAGAAATACGAGATACTGCATGGGATAGAATCCAAGGCGATATAACATACGCCGAAGAACAAATTGATAAGATTAGAGCCTCTTTAGAGTCAGATTTGGCGATAGAACAGTCAAAACTAGACGGTTTAGACGCTATAATAGCATCTTATACAAGCCAAGGTACTACTGGAAATGCCTTTAGTCGTACAGATAATGTGGCAAAGGGTTTAGAAGTAAGACAGGAACAAAAGGTAGAAAGAGATGCTATAGATCTTAAGATGAAAGAGTTACGAGATTATGCAGAGACACAAATTGCCGGTTATCGTAACCAAATATCTCAATACAGAGCAGATACACAAGAAACAATAGATGGTGCCAATGCTGAAATAAACAGGCTGAGAGATAACGAAAGTAATGCACAAGTAGGCAGAGACGATCAAGTGGATAGCCTACAAGCACAGATAGATGAGGTGTATTTAGTTATAGAGGATTATAACGAGGATTTATTTGAGAAGAGAGCCATCGTTAGAGAGTTAGATAATGAAGTAGGACCAGTTAAATATATTGCACAACTGATTTATGGCGAGAATGGTACAGCAGCGGTTGATTCTGCCGTACAAATTGTTATAATGCTACTTATATTTGTATTTGATCCTTTAGCTATTATATTAGTTATAGCAGCTAATTTAAGTTTTAAGGAAAGAATGGGTGGAAGGATAACAGCAATGTCAGCACCAGAGGTAGACTTTGTTGAAGAACTAACACCAGCAGATAAACCAGAGGAAGGCTCATGGGCTGCACATACAACAGCACCTCCACCAGACTTTGGTTTAGATGATAAAGTGGGTGTAACTGACGCTTTACATATTGATATGGAATTGCCACCTGATGGTACAATGACAGAGGATATGGTAAAGAGCCAGGAAATACCTAAAGAGTTGGAGTCATGGGTATCAGACAAGTATGGTAAAGAGTCTGCCATGGACCCTAAAAAAGAAATAGATTTACAATGGTTAATTGATAAAAAGAGGAAGAAAGATGCCTAATATTACAGAGTTTCACCCAGATAGAAACAACGATGAATGGAGAAAGAGTGTAGAGGATCTACTTAAAACAGGCAATGGTAAGTTCCATTTCCAAAAAGTAGATGGAAGTTTAAGAGATATGTACTGCACACTGAACCCAAGTGTTTTACCAGAATCAGGTAATACTGAACCAGCAAGCCAGGCTAAGCCAGGTATATTAACAGTATTTGATATTGAGAAAAACGGCTGGCGTTCAATGAGATATGAAAATGTCATCGGTTTTAAGTTTTTGGGTGATCAAACAACAGATCCAGAACACCCATCATCATTTATTAGACAATAATGGTCCTATAGAGTCTTGACTCTAGGTTGTACTGCGCTTATAATTAGTAGTATGATTAATAAAGGAGTCCTTTCATGGCAAAACGAAAACAACGAACTCAGTACTTATTGGCTGAGCCTAATTGGGCTGCACTCAGCCTAATTGAGAAAGAGGAAGAGCGACAAAAAGCCTTTCAAGACACGCAATACTGGATACACCAGGAAATAGCAAACAAAGAAACTTACAAAGAGTTTCGAGAGTGGGTTAAGAAACACTCTGGTTGGGATAAACAGTCTCAGACATCTGTACTAGGATGTCCTGACTGGCGATATCTAACAATAGGCCAGTATGCTTTCTTTCAGAACAAGACAGGTTGGATGCCTGTTAGGTGTAAAAAATGGATTGATAATAAACTATCAGAGCTTATTGAGAAAGGTAACGAAGCTATAGCTGAAAAGAAAGAAGCTAAAAAGGTTGTTGTAATCAAACCTAAGATAATTAGAACACAATTATCTGACTTCCTATCAGCATTTGATGAGATGTTAGATCATCTAACCGTGGGTAAAAAAGCTGGTTCTGTAGAAAGTTTACTTAGACAAATAATAATGATACCTTCAGAGTTAGCTGAGGCTCGTAGTGAAATGTCTAAACTTAAGGATGAATTTGATGAACTTGTAAGAGTTCGTAAGATTAAAGGTGGTAGAAGTGATTGGGACGAACAACTGGTAGAAGGTTATAGTCATATCAATACACCTAACTTAAGAAAGATTATGGCATACTTCGATGAAGGCTTACAGTCTATTGATACATACACAGCATCTAAGAAAACTGTAAGGCGTAAGAAGCCACAAGATCCTCGCAAGATAGTAGCACGATTGAGGCATTTAAAAGCAGATAAGGACTTTAATATAGCATCTATTAACCCTGTAGACATCCTAGGTAGTACCGAGGTGTGGGTATATGATGTTAAACGCCGTAGACTAGGGCTATATAAGTCTAAGGGTGATGGTGGACTAGGTGTTAAAGGCACATCTGTTACAGGCTATGATGATGGACTATCATATGAAAAGACTTTGCGTAAGCCAGAGGAACAGCTTCCAGTAATAATGAAGAAGTCTAAGAACGCACTACATGATACAGTAGGAAAGATAAGAGGCAAACAAATGAAAGTTAAGACTCGTATTAATCCTAACATGCTAATTCTAAAGGTACAATAACATGATAGTCATAGATTATAATCAGGTGGCAATTGGTGCTTTTATGGCAGAGATACGCAATCGTTCAGATGTAGATGTAAACTTACCTTTACTCAGACATATGATACTCAACACTATTAGATCCTATAATAAAAAACATAGAGAAGAGTTTGGTGGTGTGGTTATAGCATGTGATAACAGACATTATTGGCGTAGGCAAGTCTTTCCTCAATACAAAGCAGGTAGGAAGAGTACAAGGGAAGCATCTAATTTAGACTGGGGTGTGATATTTGATTCTCTTAATATGGTTAGAGATGAATTGTCAGAAGTATTTCCTTATCCTTTAATAGATGTAGATGGTGCTGAGGCTGATGATGTAATAGGAACATTAGCAGAATATAGTCAGACAATAGGAGAGCCTGGGCCTTTATTTGAAGATGAAATAACACCAGAGCCTTTCCTAATTATATCAGGAGATCATGACTTTAAACAGTTACAAAAGTTTCCTAATGTAAAGCAATGGGCACCAGCACAGAAGAAGTGGGTTAAGTTACAGGAAACTCCTGAACAATATCTCATGGAACATATTATTACAGGTGATAAAGGAGATGGCATACCTAATATGCTATCAGGAGATAATGTATTTGTAGATGGTATTAGGCAAAGTCCTGTTCGTAAGAAACTATTAGCTGAATGGAAACTACAACAACCAGAAGAATTTGTTACAGGTGAAACAGCACATGGCTGGAACCGTAATCGACTACTAATAGATTTGTCCAAAACACCAGAAGACATTAAAGAAAGTATTATACATAGTTATACGAATCAAACAAATAAGGACAAAACAGCCTTATTAGACTATTTTGTTAAACATAATATGAGAACAATGGTTGAAGTCATTGATGAATTTTAAACAAGGAGAATAAGATGGAACCAACAAAGTTTAGACAAGTTAACGAAGCTTTTGATTGGGTATTTGAAGCGCCTAAAAAGGATCAGGTTGAGAGACTTAAAACAATAGCAAGTAAGAATCAGACTATTGTTCCTTTTACAAGATGGGGCGTGGGTGCTGAACCTGTAGAGTGGGATTTACCTGAGGGAATGCCTAAAGAAACTAAAATTAAAGACGACATACCTGATGACATGGGTGAGTCTACTCTTACATTAGAGTTTAGAAGGATTAAGCAATTTACAGATCCTTCATCTAATATGGCAAACTTGCCACCATGGAAGCGTGAGATGAATTGGATGTCTATTATTGAAGGCGTACACCACAAAGAAGCAGAGTTCTTAACAGCAGTTAAGGATAAGCAATTACTAAAACTATATCCTAAACTAGAAGCTATTCTAGGTGATTTGGGTATTACAGAATATGTAAAGCCTAAGAAGAAGGCTCCTCGGAAGACGGCAAAGAAATAGTATCAGGTTTATACTTATCATAAAACCTACCCCACTGATATCCTTCAGGTAACGGTTCAGTTACTGGTATCGTAGTAGTTACACCTTCAGGTGATACACACCAACGACGCTTAACCTTAAAGTTAGAAGCATAAGACATTTTTATACGAGTATCTTTACTGTGGCTCCTGCCATACATTGGATTGTTCTCACCGCCTCGAGTATTAGTCATAGTCTTAGATACTTTCTCTCTAAACTCTGGGCTCCTACCATTCTTTACTGCTGGATGATTCTCACCTAACTTAGCCTGTCTTATTCTTTCCAGGCCTTCAGGTGTGTGATGTTTAGTTCTTTCTCGAGCTGTATCGTTTACAATAGGTAATCCTAGATGTAGTGCATGCTCTCTTATTTGTTCAATAGTAGAGAACCTTCTTATCAGTTCACGAGGCTTTGGAACATCTTGTACATGATTGTTGTCTACGATATATAGACTGCCTTTGTGATTAAATAGAAAGAATAACGAAGCTTTGGACATTATGTACTAATACCTAGAGCTTTTAATTTACTATCATCTAAAGCAGGATCGTCTATGTTAGATCCTCTTGATATTGCTTTTGTAAGTCCTACCTTTTTCTCGAATATAGTTCTATAAAATGGGCCTGATACTTTTTCCTCGCCTCTTTTAACACGAATAGCTATTAGTTCCAGATGTTTATTTTTGTTGTCAGGATCTTTCATTGTTATAATCATAGAACATAAGTCTTCATCACCATCAGTAAAGTTTCTAGCTTTGTTTACTTTAAATGTAACAGATAAACCATCGGCAAACACCTCATCTAATTTTAAAGCATCCAAGTTATAGATGTGTGAGTCTCCTTTATTATTATCAACAAGTACGACACCCATCTCTATTGCTTTAGAATCTTTACCTTGGGATAAATGTTTCCATAATGTGTCTTTAAAGTTTTTAGCACCGTCCTTTGTAGATAGTGCGTTAGTTAGTTTATTATTACCTGTATTGGTTGCTTCTCTAGTTTCCTTACTATATGTTACACCACACTCTGCAGCCCACATACTTCTCATGGCAGCAGCAGCATCAGACCAATTGTCTTTAGTTACCATATTACTCTTCCAATTCTTTTTAGTATATTTAGGATTCTTAATACCAAACCATTCTTCCATAACTTTTGCTGTACTCTCCCAGATGTTGGTTTCAGACATCTGTCCAAACTGTCCAACGCCTCCAAACTTAGCAGATATTCTCATTATATCTACAGTTTCATCTACACCATGGTGATTGTTAGCAGTTACTCTTATGTCTACTTTTGTTTCAGATTGTCCTGTTTCACCTTCAGCATTTATTTTAACCTCATTATATACACCATTGTTATACATTGAATCTGCCCATGCTCTAGTACTTGTGCCTCCTCTTTGGTTAACAAAATTAAGAGCACCTGTTATCATGTTACCACCACTAGGCTTATTATTATATTTAGGAACAGCTTTACCTTTCCAAAAATCCCATAAGTCAGGATCATATAATGCGTCAGCGTCTATCTTTTTCAATCCATACTCCCACCATATATCATCTTTCAATGCTTCTTTACCAGGCCAACCAGATCTTTGTGCGCTATCTAATCCTTTGTTGTCTCCAGGACCCCAGATTTTACCTTCATGTCCTTCGTCTTTCATTTCTCCCATTATAAAATTATATAGCTGGTTCTCGGTTATATTCTGTCTGTCTTTGTTTATAAACCTAAGGTATATAGCAGCTCCTGTAACTCCCTCATTAACACCGCCCCTGTTAAACTTAGTAGGATATACACCACCATCACTACCTTTAAACTCCTCTGTCTTTTGTAGTTTACCTAAAGGTAAATCTGTACCATCTTTGAGAACATACTTATGTCCTTTGCCTTGATCTAAATAAGTTTTAAAAACAGACTCGCTAGTTATTTGTGAGAGAGGCTTTACTGTATCAACATTGCCAACTTTATAACTTAGACTGCCTCCATGTAAAGATACCTTACCACCATCTTCTAATTCTAATTTAGATGTAACAGACTTAGCCTTTTCCAGTAGTTTCTTACGATATTCACCGTTTTTCCGTAATGTAGCTCTATCTAATGTTGCCATGTATTTCTCCTATTTGTTAACAGTATGCACTTTAGGGCACCAAATGTCAACCTAATGTTTCTATTATTTATAAATAAGAATAGGACTTATATAAAAGGAGATATCATGAGTAAGTTTAATAAACTACTAGATGCTAAATTTGAACCGCCTAAAAGGTGGACATTAGACTCTAGTTTAATCTTTGATAGTGATAAACTGTCCGAGAGCGATAGTGCTATACTTAAACAAGTAGGCGCTAAAGTAACAAAAGCAGGCAAAATCACAGCAAAGAAAGGTTTCAAGACAGACCTAGCTTCAGTACCTAGAATTGCCTGGAACATCATTGCACCGTTCGATATTGCTAGATCAGCAGTAATACACGATGCATTATATTCTGCTATCAGGGAATACAGAGAGGCTAATGGCTATCATGTAGGATCTGGAGGCTCTAATGAAACACAAGAATCCAAAGATGTTTCAGCTAAAGCTAAGAAAGTAGCAGACAAAGTATTTCTTGAGGCAATGTTGGAGTCTTCTCCACCTATTGCTAACTGGAAAGCATACGCTTCATACTATTCAGTCGTACTGTTTGGTAGATGGAGCATTATCCCAAGGGAAACCGACTAATAATAATATAGGAGAATATTATGGCGACACATGACGCAATCGTAGAAGCCTTTAACACTTACCTATCAGAGTCTGAGAACTTTGAAAATAACAATGTTAAAGCATCAGCAGCTAGAGCTAGGAAGGCTCTTATGGAAATAACCAAAGCAGCTAAAACCCGTCGAGGAGAGATCCAAGACAGAAAAAATAATCTATAGGAGGCAATTATGCTAGATATTATAAAGTCTCGATTAAAAGAGAGAACATCATGGGATGGTATTACCATCATAGGGGTTTCATTATTAATACTCGTGGCAGCACCCATAGTTAAATTATTAGCTTGGCCAGCATTGGCTTATGGCATCTGGACATTGGTTAAATCAGAAGACTAATCCAGCAGGTTCTGGTCCATGTCTCAAGCGTAACGGGAATCGTTATACTTGTTTCATAGGACCAAAACCACTATTTAATCTTGACTTTTACTTCAACAGAGTGCATAATAGTAAACATAATATAAAAAGTGAGGTTATATGACACAATATATGGAATCAGTATACAGACAAAAAGTTAAATTAGACGCTGAGAAGTGGGCTAATGGTGTGAAATGTATACATGCACATCAGTTGAAATCTATGTGGTATGATGACAGGCCACAGGATACAGACCTAAGTCCTGTAATGGACATTCAATACAACGACGGTAGAATCCAAAGAACTATTGTTAAAACAAAAGAAGTTATTTGGATGAACGGTTCGAAACAACTAACTGGCGAGGAGCTAATATATGAGTTTGAAAGAAACGGCGGAAACAGGTCTTAAGCCAGACCCAAAACAAATAGCAGAAGCTATCCGTAGAATGTCTGCTCAAGAATTAGCAGCACTAGTCTCAGCATTATGTGAAGACAACATGGGCAGTAAACTAGAACATGCTCTTTCATATGAGAACTTAGACAAACAATTTCAGTCTGGAATATAGCTTATGCACCCATGTAATATTATAAATGTTACAGGGGGCTTTAAAACACAAAGGCAGAGAGTTTTAGATGTTATGTCTTTTTGTGTAGATGAAATGCTCCCTCTCCATAGAACATTAGATATAGAAGTACACCTAGGCAACTATGAGAAGACACAAAACATCATGGGACAATGCCTACATGTAGATACTAATGAATTCTACATTGACATAGACAACAAACAAAACCTATACGATCTTATTCTAACCACATGCCATGAGATGGTACATGTAAAACAATATTGTCGTAAGGAACTGACAGAGAAATTCCCTAAGAGTTTTTGGTTTGGCAAGGAACATAAGGATGGCAGATGTTATCCATGGGAGCTAGAGGCATGGAAAATGCAGTCAAAGCTCGCTCATAAGTACATAAAAGAACACACCAATTACACGATAAAGGCAGTAAAATCGCTTGACAAAAGGTCCTAAAGAGTGCATAATACAAGTATGATAAACAAAAATAAGATAATTTTAACTGACTGTGATGGCGTATGTCTCGACTGGGAATACGGATTTCACACTTGGATGTCAACACACGGACATGAGTTAAAAAATAATAATTTATATAGTGTGGCTAAGCAGTATGAGATGACAGACGAGAATGCTAAGAGACAGGTAGAGATATTCAATAGCTCAGCGAGTATGGGATTCTTACCACCACTTAGAGACTCTCAATATTATATTAAACTGTTAGCAGAGAAATTAGGTTACAGGTTTGTAGCAGTAACGAGCTTGTCTAATGATGAGAGTGCACAGAAACTTAGAACATGTAATCTTAAGAAACTATTTGGTAACGATACTTTTGTTGAATACCATTACTTAGGTTGTGGTGACGACAAAGACGAGATATTATTACAACTTGCTAATAAATATGAAGGTAGCATCTGGGTAGAGGATAAATATATTAATGCAGAGGTAGGTGCCGATGCAGGATTTGACTCACTACTTATGGAACATGGCCATAACTTAAACTATGATGCAGATGAAAGAGTTAAGGTAGTTAGGAATTGGGAAGAGATATACAATTATGTTGAAAGAAAAGAAACTGAGAGAGATCTCGCAAGAAGAGCTAGAAAACTCAACTAGAATTCAGAAGTCTGCTACTCCCAAATATACCATTGACTGGTATGTAAAATGGGTAGCATCGTTATTAATATTATCAGCGATGTCTATGAGAGGTGTCGTTGGTTTTGAACTGATAGACTTAGTTCTATCTGTATGTGGTGTAGCACTATGGCTCTGGGTGTCTATCATCTGGAAAGATAGAGCATTAGTTCTACTCAACGGTGTAGGACTATTATTTTTAATACGAAACTTATTGGAGAGAATATGGGTATGATGAATATGGGTGGCTCCTTACGCTACGATATGTCAGGTAGGAAGAGAAAGAACTACAAGAAGAACAATCCTACAACCAAGCGTGTAAGCAAAAACACAGGCAAACCAATGAAAGTCCAACCCAATGCTGTTCTCGAGGCACATAAGGAACACATGAAAAAGTATCCTTCTATGCCTATGGGCAAGAGTGTTGCTGACGGCAAAGGCACAAAGAATCATACATGGGATATGGAGAAACAACAAATCAGTTCAGGCTATACTGTTGCACCAGCATATAACAAAGGTGCTTACCAGGTTATAGGCAAAAGCAATGTAAAGGATATAGGCAAATGATAGAATTTGGTTGGCAATTAGCATTTATTACAGTCATGATAGGAGGCATGTACACTTCTTATAGAATAGGTTTCAAAGATGGTACAGGCAAAATGATAGACTTTTGTAAGTCAAAGGCCGACAAACGAGGCATGACTCTTATGCACTTCTTTGGTGAGAATATAGAATTCATTGATCCTTTAAATTATAACAGAGCAGTACTTGAAAAGATCGTAGAGAAATTTGACGAGGACGATGAACAGCGCTCCTGAAAGATATACAAGTGATTCTGTTCTTACCACCTATTTAGAGACAAAGAACATAACAATATACTCCCACGGTCCTGTGGGTATTGAACCTTTTGAACCCTTTTTTAAGAATGTAGGCACACAGACTATGCTGGCATTCGTAAAACCCTACCATTGGAAAACTATAACAGAAGAATATGTAAATCACACTCATATTCTAGTTTTACGAGATCCTGTACAACAGCACAAACACGGCACATTCCTACATGGCATGAGTATGCACGATGTAGTTCGTAAGAGAGACAATATGTTTTACTCTACACATCTCAGGCCACACTTAGGAACAGTAGTCAACGCACAATTCGATTTCTATATCCCTTTCGAAGAATTGAATAAATACTTATTTGAATGGCAAGTGCCTGAACCTCCAGCAGTGGAGACATCATTGTTCTTTGATATTAGAGAGGAGATGGCAGCTTATGAGAAGATTAAGAACGATAAGATGAAGCTAGAACTACCTCAATGGCGAGAACTTCTCATGCGAGGACAACTAAACGAGATATAGATGCACGGCATAATATTGGGTGGTATTCTTGAAAGGGAAGACACCAGTGAAACACGAAACCAAATCAGTTCACAAGATGAAGCAGATAAGCCGGCCTTTTGGCCGAGTATAAAAAGAACTGCTGGTGGACACAGAATTGCTACTTGGTTACGAGAGCATGACTATGATGTAGAAGTCATAGACTTTTGGCCTGCATGGACAAGAGATGAACTTGTAGAACTATTTGAACAGCGAGTAACAGACGAGACAATATTTGTAGGACTCTCAGCAATGTTTCCATTAGGAGGCGCAGGCAAAAAGAACCAGGACAAAGTAACAGAAATTGTTACAAACTTAGCACACATTAAATCATTATATCCTCAATTAACCTTCATTGGTGGCTCTCAGAATATTTCAGCTACCCTAGCATATCCCCTAGACTATTATGTGGGAGGTTTTGCAGAATATGGCATATTAGAGCTCCTAAAATACATCAAAGGAGAGCCAAACGACATCAAAATTCATCGAGAAACATTCTGGGGTGCCGAGAGAAATATAGTACAATGTAGAAAAGATTATCCAGCATGGCCTATGCCTCAAGCCTGTATTAAATATCAGGATCGAGACTATATGAGATCTGATGAAATACCAACGATTGAATTAGGCCGCGGGTGCATATTCTCATGCAAGTTCTGTTCGTTTACAGTGCTAGGAGTTAAGGGCGATCATTCACGATGTGGAGATAGTTTACGAGAGGAGTTACTTGATAATTACGAACGCTGGGGCATAAGAACTTATACAATATCAGATGAGACAATTAACGATAGTCCAGAGAAGCTAAAGAAGATTGCTGATGTGATTAGATCATTACCATTTAAAGTACATTTGGCAGGATATATACGAGCAGATCTATTAGTCGCTAATCCTGAAACTTGGGAAGACATTTGGGATATGGGATTGTGGAGTCAGTTCTATGGGCTTGAAAGTTTCAATCACAAAGCAGCAAAGTATGTAGGCAAAGGCATGAAGCCTGAACGATTAAAAGAAGGTCTATTGAAAGTAAAGGATTGGTTCGAGGCAAAGGGAGCATTCAGATGTACGATATCAATGATAGTTGGTCTGCCCTATGAGACACGCGAGACATTTATCGACGGTAAGAATTGGGTAATGGAGAATATGCCTGGACAGTCTTATAGTTATGCACCATTAATGGTAGCTGATGGCGAGATGAACGCAATGGCAACTAATCCTTCAGAGTTTGATAGAACAGCGTGGACATCAGGTATCTTTATAAAGAGAACTCATGAGGAGTTAGGCTATGATATTAATGAGATCCCTGACAAGCATAAAGAGATAGTAGAATTTTATATGAACGCTAATGGTGTGGCAAATTGGGAACACGAAACTATGA